CTGAAGACACCAATCTCCACCTCGTTACGAATGCGATCGGCACTCTTAAGCAAAATGCGGCAATCCTCAAGGACCACTATAAGTCTGCGATGGAAGCTGGAGACTACGATCGGGTGGCCGAAATCCAGCAGGAAATGGCCAACAACTCGCACAAGCTGTCTGAGCTGGAGCGTGGTAAAGCCGCAATGGAGTCTAAGCCTCGCGTCGAAGTTCCCCGGACACCCGTGGAAACCGACCCGGTTGAAGCTCTGGCGTCTCAACTTAGCCCAAGGTCCGCTCAGTGGGTTCGCTCGCACCCGGAGTACGCCACGAACCCGGTCCTGCGCGAGAAGATGATCGCAGCGCACCGTCTGGCGGTTGCAGATAGCATGGCTCCGGACACCGATGACTATTTCGATTATGTCGAAGGTGTTCTTCGCATCAAGAAGAGTGAACCCGTGCGCAATCAGGACGACGACGCTACCTCCGCAGCCGCCAAACCGGTCCAGAGGCGTTCTTCTCCGCCCGCAGCGCCAGTTTCGCGCAGTGGTACCGGCGACGGGTCGCGCCCCAACGTGGTCCGTTTGACCTCTGAAGAGCGCGAAATGGCCCAGATGATGGGCATGACCGACAAGCAATACGCCGAAAACAAGCTCAAACTCATCCAAGAAGGTCGTTTGACCAAACATTGAGGGGTAGAAAATGCAGACCGTACCCAAGAAGCCCGTAGCGGCTAAAGTTGAACGTCCTCCGATGCGTCCGGAACTTCGCGATGATCCTCGTGAAGCCGCCCGCCGCCGTGCTGAGGAAATTCGAGGCCACCTTGGCGGCATCGAAGATAGCGTCGACGAATTCTATATCGACATGTCGGTCATCCCGGATGGCTGGACGTACGAGTGGAAGCGTCACACCATCGTCGGACAGGAAGATCCGGCTTATCAGGTGCAGTTGGCCCGCATGGGTTGGACGCCTGTGCCCACGTCTCGTCATCCGGAAATGATGCCGGGCGGTGGTAAATACGAAACCATCGAGCGCAAAGGCATGATCCTCATGGAGCGCCCGAAGGAAATCACGGACGACGTTCGTGGTATCGAGCGCAAGCGTGCACGCGATCAGGTGCGAGTGAAAGAGCAGCAGCTCACCAACGCCCCCGACGGCCAGTTCACGCGCGACCACGAGCGCGTCAAGCCGCGCATCAAGAAGGGCTACGAGCCCATCGAAATCCCGTCGGACGATTGACGGTGTATCGGGGGAAGCGGTGGTTGGCCCGCCGCTTCCCTTGACACGCTTTCCTAATTCTGCTACTGTGGAATTGTTCTCCCCCGGTGTGGAGGACTTAATACTTCCCGGTTCTTAATCGCCCCGGCGCGCGATGATGAACCTCCTGTTAGAAGGAGATTCCGTCATGGCGAATGTTGATGCGCCTTTCGGTTTCAGTCAGTACAGGGGCCTTGCGTACGCGCCGACGTACGAACAAGTTCCTGTCGCTATCGCCTACAACGCTTCCGCCATCTTCTATGGTGACCCCGTGTTCCCGACTGCCGCTGGTGGTGTCGAGAAGGGCACGCCGGGCACTGATCCGATCGCGGGTGTGTTCGTCGGTTGCAAGTATCTCTCGGTCGCGCAGAAGCGCACTGTCTGGTCGAACTATTGGCCGGGTTCGGATGTTGCTTCGGGCAACACCGTTGAGGGTTACATTATCAATGACCCGAACGCTCGTTTCGTCGCTCAGGTCAGTGGTTCCACGTCGACCGGCATCGGTACGGATGCTGTGAACAACAACGTCCAGTTCGCCTACGGCACGGGTAACACCGCCAACGGCATCTCTGGCGCGTACATTGTTTACAACAGCGTTGCCGACACGGCCACCCTTCCGTTCAAAGTGGTCGGTATCCTCACGGATCCGCCGGGCTCGCCCGGTACGCCGATCGCACCCGACACTGCAGCGGCCCCCGGCGCTTACAATCGCATCATTGTTGCTTTCAACAATGTTACGACCCGCGCTGGTACCCTTGGCGTCTAAGAGGAGTAAGGACCAATGGCTGTTAATCTTAGTGCCATCAAAGACCTTCTCCTCCCCGGACTCCGTGGAATTGAAGGCAAGTACGAGCAGATCCCGTCTCAGTACGACAAGATCTTCACGAAGCATGATTCCAAGATGGCGCTTGAGCGCACGGCGGAAATGCGCTTCTTGGGTCTTGCTCAGCTCAAGACTGAAGGCGGTCAGACTGCTTTCGACAATAACGCCGGTGAGCGTTATGTCTATAACCAAGAGCATACGGAAATCGGTCTTGGTTACGCGATCACCCGCAAGGCGATCGACGATAACCTCTACAAGACCCAGTTCCACCCGTCCAACCTTGGCCTGATCGAGTCTTTCCAGCAGACCAAGGAAATCTACGGCGCTAACATCCTCAACACCGCGACGACGTACAACGCGGCTGTTGGTGGTGACGGCAAGGCTCTCTGCGCCACCGACCATCCGATCGACGGTGGCACGGTTGCGAACAAGCCGTCCGTGGACGTCGACCTTAACGAAGCGACCCTTCTGAACGCCATGATCGCGGTTCGTACGAACTTCAAGGATCAGGCCGGTCTGAAGGTGTTTGCGCGTGCTCGCAAGCTGATCGTTCCTCCCCAGCTTGAGCCGGTCGCCATTCGTCTCTTGAAGACGGAGCTTCGTCCGGGCACCGCCGACAACGACGTGAACGCGATCATGACGACTGCTGGCGGTCTGCCGGAGTCGTACATGGTCAACGACTTCCTCACGTCGCAGTACGCGTGGTTCCTCCTCACGAACATCGATGGCCTCTCCTACATGGAGCGCATCAAGTTCGAGACGGACATGCAGGTCGATTTCGTGACGGACAACCTGTTGGTCAAGGGCTACGAGCGTTACTCGTTCGGCTACTACAACTGGCGTTCGATCTACGGCTCGTTCCCGACGTCGTAATGCTAAGGGCGGGGGTTTCGACCCCCGCCTTCACTCTAGGTGTATAGATCACACTGACCGGCCTAGCGGACTCTGCACAGACAGTGTGATCGTATCGTGCAGGAGGCTCTTATGGGCGTTACTACGTTTACCGGCCCGGTTCGGGCAGGTGACGTTCTCAACACGACCGGCGATACCGTCGGTTCGATTGCGAACGTCGGCTACGTTGTGATGGCGCAGTCCGCGCCGGTCACACAGGCCACCAATGTCGGCTCTGCTGGCGTTTACAAAACCAACATCGTTATTCCGGCTAACAGCCAGATCCTCTCGATCAGCGTCAACAAGACTGCTGCTTGGAGTGGTGCGGCTAAGACGGTTAACGTTGGTACGAACTCCACGGCTACTCAGCTTGCCGTCGCGGCGGACAACGATCTTTCGACGACTCTTGGCCCCCAAGACATCGTTTGCGGAAGTGATGCCACGCGCGCTGGCAACTGGATTGACGTTGGCGGTTCTGACGTCCAGATTTTCGTGAAGTCCACGAATACTGGAACGGGCGTTGGCGTCATCACTGTCACTTACATTCAAGCAATCAATCTGACTGCGTAAGCCACTAGGAGGCTATCATGAAGGGTCGTAAAACTCGCGCTACCGGTGGCGTTAACGCAGCTGCCGAAGATCTTGGCAAGAAGAACATGCGCTACACGTACCAGTCCAACGTCAATGACGAGGCTCAGGAGCGTAAGCGCGGTGGTAAGACGGTTGGCCTTCACGGCGCTGCCGCCATGGCTCACGCTGGCCGCAAGCCGCGTAAGTCGGGTGGTCGCTTGAAGATCGCTGACTGGACTGCCGCTCAGCACGGCACGCCTGCCAAAGGTCGCAAGACCGACGGTTCGCTCTAATAGTGGTGGGGGCCTTGCGCCCCCACTTTTCTCTTGGGAGACGGTTATGGCAGGCGCGTGGACACGCAAAGAGGGTAAGAACCCCGAAGGTGGTCTTAACGAGCGGGGTCGCGCGTCGGCTAGGTCTGAGGGCCACAACCTTAAACCGCCAGTTTCCAAAGAGCAGGCTCAGAAATCCGAAATGTCGGCGGCTCGCCGTCGTTCCTTTTGCGCTAGGATGGAAGGCATGAAAAAGAGCCTCACTGGTGCCAAGACTGCGAACGACCCAGACAGCCGCATCAACAAGTCACTCAGAAAGTGGGATTGCTGACATGCAACCGATCACTGTTTCCACAACCGACGCTTCTTCAGCGACGAAATACAGCCGTCCGGTTCGCATGGACACTTGGGCCAACGCCCAGACGGTTATTCAAGTCAACGTGTCGGGCTCCGCTACCTTTACCGTCGAAACTTCGATGGACGATCCGAACAGCCCGACAAACCCCGTCGCTGTTGGCAGCATGACGTGGCTGAACGCTGCAGACAGCAACGTGGTCGCCAAGTCGGCGGCAGCTTCCGGCGCTCTTGCGGCCACCCCGGTGTTTATCCGTCTCAAGCAGACGGCGGGCAGCGGTTCGGCCACGATGACGGTCGCGCAGTTCAGCAACGCTCCGTACTAAGGATAGCCAATGACGACCAGCAACACATACACGTTCAATCCGTCGCTTGGCGAGTTGACGTTGTATGCCTATAATCTGGTCGGCATCCGCAACACGTCTATCGTGCAGGAGCACATGGAAGCCGCCCGCATGGCTACCAATCTGCTCCTGTCGCGTTGGTCGAACCAAGGTGTGAATCTTTGGGCGGTTGATCTGATCACCGTTCCTCTGGTTGAAGGTCAGGCTACCTACAGCGTTCCTTCCGACACCGTGGTGATTCTTGACGCCTATATGCGCATTGATGATGGGTCCGGCGACCCCATCGATCGTATTATTCTTCCAATTTCGCGTACTGAGTATGCGTCATACCCTAACAAAGATCAGCAGGGCTTTACGACCACCTATTGGTTCGATCGCCTGATTTCTCCGACCGTCACTCTCTGGCCGGTGCCGGATGGGCAGAGTGCTCAGTATCTCAAGTACTACCGGGTTCGTCGCATTCAAGACGCTAATTTGCAAAGCGCTGAAAACGTCGAGATTCCCTATCTTTGGCTTGACGCCTTCGCTTATGGTTTGGCGGCGCGTCTTGCGCAGATTTGGCGTCCGGAGCTTCTGGTGTCGCTAAAGCCGCTTGCGGACGAAGCTTATCAGATCGCGGCGGATCAGAACATCGAAACTGCGCAGCAGTACATCTCTCCCACAATCGCTGGATACTTCAGATAAGGAGGCGTTATGGGATACGCTTCCCAATCTGGTAGGGCTAGAACTAGCTCCAGTAATCCGCAAGCGCATGCTATATGCGATCGGTGTGGGTTTCGCTATAACCACGTCGATCTGCGTTGGCAGTTTGATTGGGCAGGTGCTTCCCTCATTAACAAGCGTCTGTTAGTATGTGGTCCGTGTTATGATGAACCGCAGCAGCAGTTGCGGGCTATCGTGATTCCTCCGGACCCGATGCCTATCGTGAACCCGCGCATTCAGAACTTTCCTACTGCTGAAACTAACACTCGCGCGACGTCGGGGCAAAATGCTGTGGATCCGATTACGGGTCTGCCGATTATCAATGGCGACACGCGTATCACGCAGGATGACGAGGTTCGCGTCACGCAGCAGACCGGTGAACCGCCGAATGGTCTTAATCAGGAGCCCGGTACCGACCCGAACGCTCCGGGTAACAATGACCCCGGTTTGCCATACAATATGAACCAAGTGCCAAAGACGGGGCCACTAAATGGCGACTAACATTCAGATTCCTAACCTACCCGTCGCTACGTCTCTTAACGGCACCGAACAGGTTGAAGTCGTACAGGCGGGTGTGTCTCGTCGCGCCACGACGCAGGAAATCGCAGACCTTAAGGGCGTTGGTCCAACCGGGCCTACGGGCGATGTCGGACCGATCGGGCCTACGGGGTCCACCGGACCTACCGGGGCCACGGGACCCACCGGAGCCACGGGACCGTCATCGACCATCCCCGGACCCACGGGCCCCACGGGACCTATTGGGGCCACGGGACCGTCATCGACCATCCCCGGACCCACGGGACCGTCTGGAACAGGCCCCACGGGCCCGACCGGTGCCACTGGTGCTTCGTCCACCGTACCCGGCCCGACGGGTCCCACGGGGGCCACAGGACCCACCGGAGCCACGGGGCCTTCGTCCACTGTTGCGGGCCCCACTGGGCCGACCGGAAGCACGGGACTAACTGGACCTACGGGGCCGACCGGACCTACCGGAGCGACGGGCACCGGCGGCGCTCTTGGGTACTTTGGGTCGTTTTACGACACTACTGATCAGGCGTTCGCATCCGTCGGTACTGCCCAAGTGGTTGCTATCGGTAGTACTGTTAGTGCCAGTGGTATTTCGTTGTCGGGCACGGGGAGGGTGGTTATTGCCAACCCCGGCACGTATAACCTTATATTCTCGCTGCAACTTCGCAACACCGACAATGCGATCCATTACGCCGACATTTGGCTTCGGTTTAATGGTTCAGATTACCCGGACAGCACTACTCGTTACTACATTCCTGCTCGCAAAAGTGCTACTGAATATGGTTACGCCGTAGCCACACTAAGCTTCTTGGGTACGTCTGTTGCCCCGAATGACTACGTGGAAATTTGGTGGTCCGCCGACAGCACTTTGGTGTCGATTGAGACGCTGCCCGCTGGCACGTCCCCGACCACGCCAGTTACGCCCGGCGTCATTGCCAATCTGCAGCAGGTTATGTATACGCAGCTTGGCCCGACCGGCGCAAGTGGACCTACCGGCTCTACCGGCCCGACGGGCCCGACGGGTGCCGCTTCCACCGTTGCGGGTCCCACGGGACCGACCGGAAGCACAGGCCCGGCTGGTGCTGGCATCACCTACAAAGGCACTGTGTCCACCGCCAGCGCCCTTCCGGGGTACCCGTCGTCTTACGGCGGGGCAACTGGTGACGCGTATATCACGCTAGACAATAATCACTTGTGGGTGTGGAATGGGTCCACATGGGTAGATAACGGACCGATCACTACGGTTGCGGGCCCCACAGGACCAACTGGAAGCGTTGGGCCGACCGGCGCTACAGGCTTGACCGGACCCACCGGACCGACCGGCGACACGGGCGCTGTTGGGCCGACCGGACCGACCGGAAGCACGGGCCTAACTGGACCTACGGGCCCGACGGGCGACACGGGCGCTGTTGGCCCCACAGGCCCGACCGGAAGCACGGGCTTGACCGGGCCCACTGGACCTACCGGAACAACGGGGGCTGTTGGCCCCACAGGACCTACCGGAAGTACGGGCCTAACAGGACCTACGGGTCCCACGGGCGACACGGGTGCTGCCGGACCTACGGGCCCCACTGGAAGTACGGGCTTGACCGGGCCTACGGGCCCGACGGGCGACACGGGCGCTGTTGGCCCCACAGGCCTGACCGGAAGCACGGGCTTGACCGGGCCTACGGGCCCCACTGGTGCAGCGTCGACCGTTGCTGGGCCCACCGGCGCGACTGGCGCTACGGGGCCAACTGGAACTGCTACAACTCCGCTTGGCCTGACGAGGGCCATTTCAACCAACGTCATCCTGCCATAAGGGGATAACTCAATGCCCGCGAATACCAACCCGATTTACTCGATCGCTGGCCGCACGGACTCTGTTGCGGCCAACAATGCCGGTCTTATTGTGGGTCCCACTGCTAACACGGCACTGGACGGCACGGGAACGCTTTATAAACTGTTCACGGCTGGCACGAACGGCTCGTTTATGCAGAAAATTCGCTTTCGTCCGGTAGGTTCTCCTGCCGCCACGGTGTGCCGCGTCTTTATTTCATCGAGCACGTCTACCAGCGCTACGAATACGTGGCTCTATGACGAAATCACGCTCACTGCCGTTACGCTGTCCCAGACTGCGGCGACGAGCATTCTCGAAATTCCCCTTAACTTTGCTCTTCCCGCTAGTTACCTGTTGTACGTTACCTTTGGTACGTCGACGGGCTCCGCTGGTACGGGGTATTCGGTAGTGGCGATTGGTGGGGACTACTAACATGTGGCGTAGTACTGACTCGTGGTTCTACGTTCAGTTCGAAGACGGAACGTATGGGTACGTGCATCTAAACACCGCCGGTGACAACATTGGGTTGTACACGGAAAATGGTACCCTAATTCCTGACGGTACTTCGGTCGTGTATACTTGCGTCAATGACAACGCCCCGGTGCCGCCTTGGTACGTCTCCTAAAGGCAGATAATGTTTGTCCGCGACAACCAGAGCCAGTTTAGGATTAGTAACGCTGACGTTCAGCAGTACTACGGTGCTAATGGCACAACGTCTAAGTTTGCTTGGAACAAACCGGTTGGAACAACGTTTGTTTATATCCTTTTGGTGGGTGCCGGGGGTGTGGGGGATGGCGCAACACAGGGCGGCGGAACTGGCGCTGTAAGTACTTGGATTGGTCCGGCTAAGAGCATACCAAACTCTTTAGCGGTCCAAATTGAGTCTGGTCAAACTCTTCTAATTGGCAATAGTGGCGGAAGTTTCGTTACTATGATGTCAGCGGCTGCTTCAACTGGCACTGCTGGTGCTGCCGCCACAACGG